ATGGCCGATTCAACCATACTGCCAGAACGCGGCAGCTCACCGGAATTCAACAAAAAAGAACGACTGTTCAGAACCGCGCTTGACCAAGAGGATTATCTAAAACTGGAAATAGAAGCAATGGAAAGAGGCATGCGGCCTTACGGAATGACCAAAGCCGTGATGACCTTATACCTGCGCAAACAGCTCGTACCCATGAAAGAACTGTCCGAAGAGCTTAGAACGCAAGTACTAGCGCACCTTAAACAGAAACAAACAGCGAAACAAGCGGCGCGCCAATGAAGCGGCAAAGCGAACCCGTCTCGGCCTCCACGCCTTCCCGTAAAATTAAAGCGACGAGGTACGAGGAGCCTTTAATTTTACGGAGGCGACTGGCCGTCGTACCAAGCCGCTTGCCGCAACCAAAAGCGCGCCGAATGTTAAAAGCCAAGAAAGCCAAACAAACCCCGCAGGGGGGAAATATAAAAAAGCGGATATTCCAGCACGTAGCGTATCCAAGTTGTCAAGTAATTATTTTTGCTTTGCAAAAAAAATTACTTGTACAACTACAACCAAAAAATAAGCTATCTAATGGCCAATGAGGCGCTTTTCCTCATTGGCCATGGCTACGCGCTTTAAAGCTGTAAAACGCGCAAAACGAAAACAGCGCATAGCCGTAGCGAAAGGGATTGTAGAGGAAATTGGCGATTAAAGCTGAATTACTGGCAGTTAGGGCAAAGCCTTTGGAGCTTGCGTAAAAGGATTTGTCCTTACTGCCAGTTATCAGCTTTAAACGTCGATTGGAACGGAAAGCCCGGCCCTTTAGGGTTCGCCAAAAAGAACAAAACAAAAAACAGCGTAGAAAAAGCGCTAGATAAAACCGGCCATAACCAGCCCCAACCGGCCTAAAACCAAACACAACAAAAAGAACAAAAAACAAGGAAACAAAACATGCTCAACATAAAACAACAGCTACCCGGCCAAGGCATGACATACAGCCAGCGCAGACGTTTAATAAACCTAACCTGGAAACTCATATCAAACGCAACGCTCCCCTTCATATTAGGCTACGTCATAGCATTATTCTCAATGACCTATTCACTAACAGAAATAGCCACAACCTTTGATAAAGCCGGATTTGGAGCCTGCATACAACCGGATTTCCAAGAAAACCAAGAAAACGAAGTAATAACCGGCACAGCATTTAAAACGCCTACATTCCCGTCGCCTGCACCACCTGTTTAATTCGCTCGATTTAAAAGAGATTTAAAGATGACAGATATTACATGTCCGGAATGCGACAGCGAATTAGACGACACCTGTTCAGACGGTCTAGCTTGTCCAGCGTGTCGAAAGTTCTATCCAGCTTATCAAGTTCAACAATGGATAGAAGAAGAATTCCAGCGCACCGTAAAACATCAGGATAAAGAAACCGAAGATTACGAGTGCCTGGACGACGGCGAAGAAGACCCGGACTTAGAAGACCCAGATTTAGAGGCTTGAAACAATGGCATTATTGATATGTCCCGAATGCGGAGAAGAATACGACGACCGCTTAAAGTGTTTTATGTGTGACTTACTTCTTGAAAGAGAAATCAAGCTTAGTGATTCACAATTGGAGCTTTTAGATCAAATTAAAGAATACAGTGCGTTAGAAAGCGAATATTACGAATCATTAGACGACGGCGAAGAAGACCCGGACTTAGAAGACCGACATAGAAGACTAACCCCGTTCGACCTACGGTTTTTAAAGGGTCATAACATTAACTTACAGCAAAGGAACAAAACCATGACAGATCAAATAACCCAAAACGGTTTTCTGGGCGATATGCGCACCATTGTACGAGGTCAAGTTGAAAGTTTGACGCGGTATGAAATTAGCAACGAGCGAGGTGTTTCGAATGGCGGTTCGATATGGGTAAGTAAACCCAATACCGGACAAAACCCAAATAACTTGGGTAATGAGTTAATAAAAATCAAAATGCCGTTTGAAATGTTCGATGCGCAAAAGGCCTTGGTTGATTCTGGAAAACTTTATTTTCCGTGCATGATGGAAATTGTATGTAGAGTCGATATGGGTGGGCAAAATAAAGCCGTGCTGGTGGCTGAGACCATGAAACTTGACGGTCCTGACCCGTCAGTCGAACAAGAACAAGAAAGCAAAGACAAAGCCAAAGGCGTATCGGGACAGCTGACGGGCACAACGTCCGGAACACCGTCCGGAACAACAACCTCAAACACCGCAAACAAACCATAAAGGGGCAATAACCCATGAAAATCCGCTCAATGACCTGCCTGATAAAAAAGCCCGTAGAGTTCAAAGAGCGGGTACTTAGTAACCGAGTGAGGAAAGACCGATTCATAAACGGCCATGTAATTAGATCAGCGAATGGGAGTAAAAATGTCCACGTGCGCCCAAATCACTAACCTGACCTCTGATTTATCCCCTTTAGGTGGTGGTTCTAACGATCCAGTTACAGGTGGCCAAGGACTCTTATTATCAGATACGCCGCTGGACGAATGTACAGGGGTAATAATTTTGTCGGCGGACGATTACACAAAACTAATGTCCGAACCAACATTAATGGATATTTTCACAATTCCCGTATCGGGGGATTTGCAACAAATGTGGATGCTGGGCTTTGGTTTGCCCGTCATCGCATACTTATCGGCCTGGGCGTATGGGGTCGTTATCAACTGGTTCAAGGAAAAACATCCTTGAGCCTTAACTTAAGAAAAATAGGTGAACTATGAAAAATATCAAAAGAATTGGAGCGTTATTACTCGCTTCCTTCGGGTTGTCTGTTTTCGCAATTGGCCCCGCCAATGCGGCGTTGGACTTTACCGGTGTAACCGGTGCGGTCGATAGCACAACAATCGTAGCGGCGATAACAGCGATTGCCGCCATTAAAATGCTGCCGGGCGTTGCAAAGTGGGGCTTTAACAAAGTTATCGGCTGGTTTAGATAGCGGTAGCAAAGAAGACGGGGAGGGGGTCGTAAGGCCCCCTTTTCTATAAACCCATAAAGAGACCAAAAACATGATTTTTTTATTCTTGTACTTTCTGAGCGGCCTAGTTTGCGCCTATGCTGTTATTTCTGGTTTCGATAATGCTTAGAATAACCCTGTTTTTATTTTCCTTTTTTGCATCTGGCATAGTTTCAGCTGATACTTACCCTGCTAGCGGCATTTGGTATTACGGCGGTCAGTCTTTTTCTACCTTAGATGCAGCTTGTACTTTTGCTTTTCCTGGGGGCGCTTATATTTACCAGTCCAGCACAATGCCGTCCACGTGCAACGTCCTCTATTATGGTAGTCCGACGACGGCCATAATTAGTCGCAATCCCACATGTCCCTACGGCGGCACCGCCAGTGCCGATCAGTGCATAAACGCCCCAGCCTGTACAGCTCCAGCAGTCCGTGATTCAACAGGCGAATGTAAGTTACCTCCTACCTGCCAAACTAACCCGACGACAACAACGTCAGGCGCTACACAAACTATGTCTTGGGAAACCCTAAACGCGAGTTCGGATGGGTGTGACCCCCATTCCTTGAATTGCGACTACCCACTTGTTGCAAATGCAACGACAAAGCAATGTGATCTATCGTGTCCAGACGGCTCAACAGTAGACGTATCAGCTGGCGCACAATGTCCGCCGCCTTCATGCCCAAACACCGTTAACGGTAGCATGATAACCAAGCAAACTTTTAACACCGTTACTCAGCAATGTGTCAACTCCGATATAGTCCATTGTGATGGGCAATTACAGATACCAGATGCGGATTCAGGAACTTGCTTACCAAAACCTGGCGCAAAGGATTGTGGTAATGGCATTGTTGTCATCGCTCCAGTTGCATGCAGTTCTGAGCCTGATCATTCGCAGGATATAACCTGTCCTGACGGCACAATAATTTCACCGCCTCGTGTATGTGCTCCCATACCTCCAGACCCTAAAGATTGCCCTGGTGGTGCCTCAGCCGTTGAAACTACCGGATACGTCAACGGTGTGCCGACCTGCATCATGAAAGACAACACCACAACAGCGGCTTCAGAAAGTAGTCAGTCACCGTCCGACGACCAATATAACCCTCAGAGTTATAAAGCCGGTGTAGCTTGTAACACCTCCTATTCTTATCCTTGTGACCCTAAGCTTCCTGTAGTCACTGCTCCGGGAGCTACAGGCATAGAAAAATGCGGTCCTGGGACATTCTTCACGTGTGCGGATGTTCATAACAAACCGGTTGTTCCTGATCTTCATCCAAAAGCACCAGCCACAACTACAGCCGCGGTGACGGGTACTAGCACCAGCACCACAACCATAACGCACAGTGATGGTTCAACGTCCACGCAAACATCGGTGACTAATAACACCGGGACGACCACCACGACCTCGGGCGGTTCCACTGCTGGATTGGCTACAGAAGACACGGCTCGTGAGATTGCTAGCCGCCTAAGTGGTAAAGCAAAAGGCACTGGCGCTTCTACAGGTGCCGGAATGGGTACTTTTACAGGTCGTGGAAAAAATACAAATCCAAACCTAGGCAAATGGTACGAGGCCACAACAGACACTTATGAAGGAGTTTTTCAAACGAACGTTAATAGCGTAAAGGATTCGCCATTGATGGGCTTTAGCCAGAAAATCTTTAACGTGTCTATTCCTGGTGGTGCCTGTCCTATCTGGACGATTCCGGCAGTTATGAACATGCAAGCTATCCCCGTTTCGCCTTTGTGTAATGAATTTATGGACGGTATTTTCCCGATGATTAGCGCACTTGTTCAAGCCTCTGCGGTGTTTATGGTTTTTAGAATTATTATTTCTGGCTTTAAGTCATAGGAGGATATATGCAGGGCGTCATCGACACAATATCGAATTATTACGACAAGTTTATATTCTTTTTCATTGACGCTTTTGCATCGGTGAAAAGCTTTTTTACGGCAATCTTAGACACCATTGAAAACTACTATGATGCGGTTCGTACCTTTATCACTAATGGTTTTGAATCGTTACGTTTATGGGTTGCCGATGTTCCAATTTGGCTCCTAAAAAAAGGATTTGAGGCACTTTTGTGGGTTTTGAATTGGGCGGCTGAAAGTTGTTCTTATTGCCTTGGCGGGGCATCTCATGCGGGCGAACTGGCGGATAAATTCCAATGGGCGTGGAACACGATAGCAACTTATTCGCCGGGGCTTATTTATGTTGTTAACCGCTGTGGCGTTCCTGAGGCATTTAAAATATTAGTGTGCGGCATGGGCATTTGGGCGGTTGTTAAAACAATTATGATAATTAAAGGCATATTATGATTATCTTCCACGAAGGCCTTCCGGGGTCAGGCAAAAGCTACGAAGCGGCCATAAACCAAATAATCCCCGCCCTCCAAAAAGGCCGCATGGTTTATGCTTATATCGAAGGTCTCAATCATGAAAAATTTGCAGAAGTAACAGGTTTCCCTTTACCTGTAATAAAAAACTTACTGCGTCAATTGACGAAAGAGCAGGTGAAAGATGTTCAAGTACATGTTGCGAACGACTCTCTGGTTATCCTTGATGAGCTGCAAGATTTTTTTCCGGCTGGCAAAGCGACTCTTGATGCGGGCATAACAGAATTCGTTACTCAGCATCGGCATCGCGGCATAGACATAGTCTGCATGGGCCAAGACTCAAGGGATTGTCACATGTTATGGAAGCGGCGCATAGATACATTAATCCGTTTCGTGAAACGTGATGCCGTTGGTCAACCGGATGCATATACCTGGACAACCTATAAACAGCAGACAGGCAAATTTGTTCAGCTGCGTTCCGGCAAAGGCACATATGATAAAAAATATTTTGGTCTTTATGCTTCGCACACTGAAGGCGTCGAATCGATAGATGCTCATAAAGACGACAGGACAAACGTTTTTAAGTCGGCCGCTTTTACATTCTATATCCCCTTGTTTTTGGTTGCGTTTTGTTTCGCTATTTATTATTTGTACGGCTTCTTGTCCGGACGAAACTCACCGGTCAAAGTCGCACCGGCACCAGTAGCAGAAATACGACAATCTTCTCCTGCAAAGAATCAACCCACTAAGGAACCGGCTCCTCAGCCTGAGCCCAAACCTAAGTCGGGGCCGCCTATGGACGCTGATTATTTGGAAAAGTACTTAACCGACTATAGGCCGCGTCTGGTGGCTCTTGTTGAGTCGCCGAAAAAAAACAAAATGGTCGCTCAGATAGAATTTATTGATACGTCCAATAAAGTCTTTGAAAGTTTGAACATACCTCAGATTGTTGCTTTTGGATACATCGTCGAGCGTAAACCCTATGGTCTCCTACTGCGCAAGGGCGACAAACGTTATCCGGTTACAGCCTTTCCTATAGAAAGAAGCGAAGGCGTAACACGTCATCCTGTGAACAGTAACTTTGTTTCTCGCTGA